CCTTGATTAATATCAGCTATATACACGTTTGGTCTGTAATAATCAGGTAAAAAAGCGTTTGGCACTCTTTCTTCTTCGTCTACATATTTTAGATTTATCCTGTATTCAGACACCTCATCTATTGAATTAAATTTAGATTTAAGTGTCTTTATTTTAATAAGATTACCTTGCAAAACTTGATAATTTTCCTCAGGGCTATTCCCTAAAACTTTTTGATAGCCATTTTTATAAACTTCTACTATATGTACATCAATAATAGATATATACTCGCTTGTGTCTAAAACAATATTAGATAAAGAGTATTTTGAATATAATGGCTTTCTTAACGAAAAGTGTTTTAAAATTTTACCTCCAAATTTGCCTATCTCTGAGCTATATCTTTCGACTTGATAGACAGGCATATTTGTGGCAATAAACCTGTTGTAATTTTGAGCTGCATAGTAATCTTTTAATTTTTTAAGCTCGGGTTTTATGTAACTAGTATCATCTGTAGTAACTTTAAAATCAAAAATAGAAAACTCCAAATAACCTTCATTTGGTTCGCTACCTTTTTTCTCGTAATATACAGACACAAAGGCTTCGTGTCACCTCCTTCAACTAATTCTGCGCGCGCAGCCCCACTGAACATTCCTATTTTAACTTTTCCTTCTAACGAACCACCGTCTAACGCACTGCCTATATCTATTTTGTATTTAAACCCTGGACTTACTTTAATAGGCTTACTATATGTCGCTAAGTTAATGTTGTTTTCTGAGTTTCTGCCGTCGTCAGGGTTGTTGAAATAGAAAGAATCACCCTGAGTGTAACTAGCAGTATCACTATTATTTTGTACAGCATCGGGAATGACCCAATCATTTTTTAAAGAATCAATAAGTGTGTGATTCATCACTTCTAAATTAGGCGTGTATTCGTTTAATAAATTTTTTGGTTGCTCATGAAAAAGCAAGTCGAAATCATTTTCGTTATTTTCTAGACCGCCATTGTATCGTACCCACGCTTTACCTCCTCTTAATCCTTTGAAGTTTTTAGCGTCTAAGATTTCTACTATTATTTTTTCGTTCTCGAAAAATGAAGCAACTTTGAGTGAGTTCGCGTTGTTTGTTTTATAAATCAAATCCTAAAAGACGAAGCTATAAGGTCTGTTATTTCCTTTCTATTTCTGTAGGTTTTCCAGTTATCATTTTGAAAATACGCAGTTAAGGCTTCGTCAATTTCTCTTCCTGACATATCTCTTGTAGCTCCTGCTTCAACGCCAAGTGCGTATAATAGTGCATTTCTCGTTATATTTCCTTGTAAGCCAACAACGCTATTTACATTATTTGTATTTCTTATAACTATCCATTGAGAAGCATCTGTAGTGCTTGCATTGTCTACTTCTGAAATAATACTGTCACCTGCAACAAAATCTATTCCATTTACATTTCCTTCATCGCTAAACACATACATATCACCTTTAGAAGTATTTGCAGGAAATGAGCCGCTAGAAGCTTGTATCTCTCCTTGTAAATTGACACCGCCATTTAAAGAATTTACTGTGCTTACTAAAGCATCTAAATCAATATTATTGTTTATAGATATTCTTGTTAACTTGTCTTTTTCTTCATCTGTCATATACAAATTATCATCGCCTTGCGGCAAATCATCTGTATTTTCTATTGTTATAGATGTTAACTTTTCCCAATAAGCATTAGAAACACCCCCTCTTAGTTCATACGTACTTTCATCGGAGGTTACATATACCAACATACCTTCCCAACGTTTATTCTCGTCAATTTCATCCCTTTCGTTTATAGTTTGAACTTGTCTATTTGTTTCAATAGGCTTGCTAAATAACCTGTCGAATTGATAACCTAAATCACTTGGCATATTAAGAAAATTTAATATTATGTTTAAAATTATTAAAAGCTGTCATTTTGTAGTCGCTTCTTAGTACTCTGTAAATATAGCCATTTATTACTATATCATTCATGTATTGGAACTCACTTATTACATTATTTTTTGAAGTGTCGGTTGTTATTTCTTCCACAACACCTAATGTTTTTAAGTGTAAAAAATAAAGGTATTTATACCCGTCATTATTAAATTCAATCTCTATCTCATTAACGGCTATTCTATCATAAGGTGATATTTTAAAGTCTAAATAGTTGAATATTTCTGATGATACACCCCAAAAATACTCTATAGGCACATTTAAAGGGCATGTGTCATAGTCAACATCATCTGTTATCATATCTCTGTGCTGTTGGTATGTTTCGCTATTCGGATTAACGTCAATTTCTTGATATACTATCCTCCCTGTGTTTAATGAATCTGTATTTTTTTCGCAAAAATACTCGCCTGTACGCTCCCATTCGGGGTCTAAATTCTCGCCACTAACAATGCCAGTACTACCGTTTTCCCCCCTGCTTATCTGTACGAAAGTGCCTTCTTCTATTATCTGTCTTTTGTCGTTAAAACTTCCTCTTTGCATGATAAATCTATCACCTGTTAATGTCTCAAAACTAAATACATCATCAATATTTGACGAATCTATTCTAACATCACCTTCTAGTATCTTATTCGGTACAGAATATTGTCTCATTATCTGATTAGCAACAAGCAAACCTAATGAGCTTGGGCGCATTTTTTTATCTATATCCTGCCAAAAGTTTTTACCTTCTGTGTTTGTTGGAACTATAATATTTGATATGTGGTTTTCGTCTTGCAAGTCTCCATTAAAAATAGTTATAGGCTCTACTTGTAAAGAATGTTCGGGGTTTTCATTAAAAGTTAAATAGTCTCTAGACTCAGGTAAATCATTCGCGTTTGGCAAAAATCCTACTTTAAAATTTGCAACTTGCAATCTAGGAATGTCGCCCCCTTGGTCTACCCAATCTTTCCTTACTACCTTAAACTTTTTCTTTAATGTTCTTGCCGTATCGTTGTAATCTCTTACCCATACTCTAAAAGCTGGAAAACTGTCACTATCTCTCCCCGAAGATGCCCCCAATCCGTGAATATGTATCTGTAAAATACCGTCCTCTGGAGCGTCCTGTACGTTTTCAACGTATTTGTACCAATTATACTCTAACCTTGAATAATCACTTGTTTTAACAAAATTTGAAGGATAAAAAAAGTATGCATTAGAAGTATCTGTGTTGAAGTTATCTATCTTGTGCCACGTTAATTTTTGTTCGTCGCTATTCCTTAAATAATACACGTTATCTCTACCGTAAAAAATAGCTCTCAGTATCGGTCTGTAAGTTATGTAATACGAGGAATCAGCACGCTCTTTGTACCTAAACCAATATGACATTTTTATCTTAGAGTTTTTTTCCACATACCCTTTGTCACTTTCATTTAAAGTAAAGTTGCCCCTAGTGTATCTAACAGTATTGCTGCACATCGAAGCCCATATCGCAGGATTTGGGTCTGTCCTTACGTTTCCTTGCCTTGTTGGCACTCCGTCTCGCTGTCTGCCTATCTCTAAGGCACAATTCCCCTCTCCTTTAAAGTCACTTTGAGTTATTGTTACTTTTCTTGCTCTTATATACCATTTGTTATCTCTTCGCCACCTAAACCATCCCTGCGGTGCAGAAATTATAGAAGTATCATAAAAAGCGCAAAAACTACCGTTTTCTATCAAGCTTAAAGGGTCGTCACCTTCTCTTAAAAAAGTGTATTCGTAGTTTATCCTAAAAGCCTTGTAAACCTCATCTTGTGCTATTACATGGTCGTTGCCTAGTAAAAAAACTTCCCTACTGTTACAAGGCACTACTCTATCATCGGGTATCTTTTCTTTTCCTATAAAAACATTTGCTGTGTTATATTTTTTCCATGTTTTCTCATTGTCTAAAATTTGATTATTTCCGCTGGTTAGTCTTACCCAAGAAAAATAGAATAATCTAAACCTTCTTACATACACTTGCTGATTACTGACAACACCTTCTTTTACTATTCTAAAAATATAAAAAGTCATGTTAGGATTTGCTCTTAAAACACTTATAGGTGATTCGCCACTAAGCTCAAAATCTACCCAATCATCGCTCAATCTATTCTTATACTGCAGTGTTAAATCGTTATCGCTAAACCCGATGCTTTCATACTCAACATTAAGCGTGTCACTTCTCCATGATACATTTTTCAAAACAAGGCTTTTGCTTGTGTTTTTCTCAATATCACTAGTTATGCTTTTGATTTTCCAAACACCCTCACTCTGAAATATTCTAGCCCCGAAAACCCGACAAATATTCTCTAACACTTCTTTGCAGTTCCATTCTTCACCGCTCCCATACCAATATGGCACATCGGTGTTATCATTTTCCTTTATGAACGTCTTTACATTAAACAAACATGAGCTTAAAGGGTCTGAAAACCTATCATCTGCGCTTGGATTCATTGTCCTTTCGTATGTGTCTATACAACTCCATAAGTCTAGGTTCAAGCCTGTTTTTTTAAGTATTTCCGTCAATATTAGGCTAGGTGGAAATTGAAAGCCTGTATTGTATATTAGGTCTGAATTACCGTAGGGTCTGTCGTTATCATCAACAAAACGAATACTTTCAAGAGAGGTTAAACCGTCTACAGCCGTCAAAGTAGCGTTATATTTACCTCCTCGATACTCATACTCAAAGCCGCTAACAGGAACAAAGCCCACCCACTTTAATTTATCCTCATTCCAAAGCTCTACCTTGTATGTTTTTTCGTTTGCATCCCAAAAGCTATTTAAACCTAAATCCTTTTCATCGTCGAATATAACATTTACCTCCGCTGTTGACGGTCTCAAAGGAGTAAATTTGAAGTCCTCTGATGATTCATAGGTTATGAAAAAAGGATTTTCACTACCTGTAAGCTCATGTACTGCGCCTGTGTAGTTTAATTTCTTTATGGACACTCTTTTTTTTGCGTTGAAATCATCGCAATACTCTAAGAAATAGTTTTCAACATACCCTTCTTCGTTATCTATAAAGTTAACTATATCTGTATCTGTCTTTTCGTTATTAACATCTACCCACTTTAAGGATTCATTTAAGCTGCTTAAGGTTACTGTATTTTGATTTATTGTTACCTCATAACCATTAGGTACATCTATATTAAAAGCATTGTAAAAGCTTAAAGCAGAAGCATAACCTGTATTACTATTAGCAATAGGCTCTTCTATATCAAAACTGTTATTCCTTTGATTTTTAACATGCCAAACAAAAGAATAAGTATTGTTATTTAACACATATCTTAGTGTTATTTTATCTCTTATTTTTAAGTCTTCCGTAAAATTTATTTCTATTCTTGAAAAAGCCATATTAACTGTTGTAGAATTTTCTCATTCTTTTTTTACTTCTTTCTATTTGAAGTGTTTGTGTAGTTCCCCTAAGATATGTTTTTGCGGTTAAACCGCCTAGAGAATCACCACTAAATGAAGTGTTATTTGATATTTTACTCATTCCGCTGCCTTTTAATGCATTCAAAAGCATACTTTGTTCAAAAGGTCTTAAAACAAGTTCATTTTTATTTAAAAAAGCTAGGTTGTTATCACCCGAATAACCGCCATTTGCAAAGCCACCTATAGCAGCAAAAGCACCGCCAACAACACCTATTAATGTAGCTATAAAAGCAGGTGTGGTAAAAATAGCTGCTGGACCTGTACCGCTACCTGATTGCGTCCCTCCTTTTATCGCTTCCGACACCGCAACTGCCTTATTTGTAGCTATTTGCGTGGATGCAACTGCTTTTTGTGTTAAAGCTGTTGTTATCATTTGAGCTATTAGTTGACTAAGGTTTGATATAACACTTGCCGTAAAAGCATCAAAGCCAGCGCTACCTGTTTTCAGTTCATTTGCGATGTTATTTCCCATAGCTCCAATAGAAGATGATATGGCGTCGCTTATTATTTTTGTTTTCTCTTGTGTGAACTTTTGTTTTTGTATTATTTTATCATATTCAGCTTCTATTTTTTCAGATAAACCTTCTTGGAATTTTGGCTCTATAATTTCTATACCCGATAAATCTAAAACCGATTTTTAGCCAATTCCTTCGCCCTGTCTTGCTGTAGCTTTTTTTCTATTGCAAGCCTTTTTTTAGCGGCTTTTGCAGAAGCTTTGACTCTTTCGTCCGCTAACTCTTTTTCTTTTTCCTTTGCTTTTTCTGCCGCTTCCGCTGCTTCTTTTAAAGGTTGATCTAAATTGTAGTTTTCAATTTTATATGCTTTTTGAAGGCTTATTCCTGTTGCTCTTGCTGCTATTTTTCTCCTAGGTGTTTTTAACTCAGGATTTTCAGATAATAATTCATTTCTTTCTTTTATTCTTTTATTTAGATTCGCTTATTAAATCCTCTACGCCTTTTATTTTGGCTTGTAATATTAACGAATTAGTTAGCTTGTTAACACTCTCCGCTACTTTATCTGTCTTAACAGATTCAAGGTCTAAATTCCCTAAGTAATCAGAATAGTTTTGGTTTAATTCGTTGATAGCACCTAGTCTTGCGCTTTTTGTTTGCGCTTCATCTTTTGCAATGCTTATTAAAACACTTAAATTCTCCTTTTCCGCAATAGCATCGCCTAAATAAGTCGCCATTGCTTTTGATAGCTTTTTTATCGAGTTTGTTGAGCTTAACACGCCTTGCTCATATAACGTCCATAGCGTAGTTGCAGCTGATACAGCAAACAAAATACCACCCGAACCGGTAAAAGAGCTTAAAAGAGATTTTAAAGCCTTTCCTGTGCTGCCTGTAGACCTTTTTAAATTACCAAAATTAGATACTAACTGAGTAATGTTATTTCCAACACCTATAATACCGTAAGGTGCATCTTGTATTATTCTTGAAAATTCCTGTAGCGTTGGCGTTGCGTTGCCTACATTTTTATTTAAGCTGTTGAAATTTTTGCCCCCCATTTCTACAGCTTTCGTCATAGAATTTAAGTTGTCTTTCGCGGCTCTTAAATTTTTATTATTTTTAGCTAAAGATTTATAGTATTTATTACTCGATATTTCACCGTCTTTGAATGATTTTTTTAGCTTATCAGCAGCTGTCTTTAAATCATCTATTTTTTTTAATGCTTCGGGAAGCTTCTTTTTTAAATCTCGAATATCTGCGCCTATTCTAACCTCTAGTTTTTCCATTCTTTTTTATTAAATATTCTTTGTATTTCTCTAAGTACTTGCTTTTGCTTCTTGTTGTAACTTTCTTTGTTTTTGAAGCTCCTATTTTCCACCACTTATTCTCAGTAAGACCTTTAAGTGCCTTTGGATTTTGATATGGTGCTATAAGTGAAGTCCATGCAATACGCCTTACTTTCAACAAGTCTCTATCTTCTTTGGCTTGAAAACCTATTAGGCGCAAATTAAATTCAGCCCACGTCATACGGTAAACGTAGTCAAGTGAGCTGCATTTTAAATCTATTAAAGCTATAGAAATTACATCTTTAGCCCAGTCTATTTTTTTTTTTCTTCTTCTTGGTTTTCGTTTCCTTCATCCTCGTTTTTTGGAAGGAAATGCCCCGATATACTCTCTATTAGTTTAGAAGTCCACTTGTATATAATTCCATCTTCTTTACCATATTCCTCTACCTCCATATACTGAATAAATTCCCTCTTAGTAAAAGGTACTTTTAAATCATCTAAATCGCATTCAACTTTCATTGACAAATACATCAAATCAACAACATCACATAAAGGGTTTTCTTGAATACCCTGTAACATGCCGTACAACGTGTTATTAGTAATTTTTTGGGCTTTACCTAGAAAATAAAGCCCGTAACTAAATTTTACCTCCTTTCCTTTTATATTACACTTCATTAGTCTTGTGGGTCATCAGTTAATAAAGAGCCTGTACCGCTCAAATTAATACTAAAAGTACTTATCGCATCTGCAGGTTGCGATAAGTCTAAGCCTGTTATTATCGCACTACCGTAATAAATAGTATCTTCTAAACCTGTGTCTAGCTGAAAAACAACAACCTCCTTACTTTGTTGTAAGTTCAAAACGTAATCATGCGATGCCTTCGCGCTATCACCACCTACAGATGTTGTGTCTAGGTATTCTCCGTCAACTGATAGTTCATACGAAAATTGGTCGGGTACGCGAACGATATTTCCAACATCACATTTTGTATTGCTTTCTAATACACTTAAAGAAGTGTTAAGAGAGGTTGATGTTAAACATCCTATGGGTCTATAAGCCGATCCATCCCAAATAGATAGTATGCCCTCTCTACCATGTATCAAATTTTCTCCTGCCATTATATTATTTTTTTAAGTTATTTAACAAATATAGTTAATTTATAAGCAATTCCATTCTCACAAATTTCCTGTGAATGATATTCTTATCTGAATATTCTGTAATATCAGGAGGAAAAGAAAAAGACTTGCTATAGATATTTAGTCCACCCTCTAGTTCTATGTCGTTGCCTAGTATTTGAATTACGCTATCTAGTATGTCATCTGCAAAAACACGACTACCAGTGTTGCCTTCGTTATTGTATTTAGTCACAATATCTAATAAAATAAAGCTTTGAAATCTAAAGCCACACTTACTGGTTTCTAAAATTTCATTGTTTTGAGTAGACATTAATATGTACTCATTGCTTTCGTCATTAGTCACATTTGTGTCGTAAATTTTAATATTCTTTTCATGTACTACAACATCGTTAACGTTATCAAAAATGCACTTTCTAACATACTTATCGGGTAATGGTATCATTTTATTTTTTCTTTTAATGATTGAACAAAGGTTTTAAACCCTTTAATGAAAGAAGGAAATAAAAAAGGCTGCGCTGATTGCCGAGAAGTTCCGTACTCTACAAAAGGCGCATAAGGAGCTAAACCTGTTGCATTTGCTTTTACAACTTGGTTTAAATCGTCTATCCTTTCGTGAGCTATACTATTTCTCAAAGTTCCTTTGTCTACAGGTGCTTTCATCTTAGCTTCTTTAGCTATCTCCGCAGCGGCGATTTCAACTTCTTCCTCTATTATTTTATAAATCTCACTCTCGCTATCTTTTAACGCTTTCTTTACTTTCTTTGTATTTAAAAAATCTAAATTCATGCTCTGACAGCTATAAAAGAGATATCTACATCTTGTTCGTCCCAATATTGTTGTGCGATTTAACTTTAGCCCAACTTTTAAACAAAAAAGCGTCTTCTACGGTGTTGCCGCCGTAACCGTCACTTGTTTTTATTGTTTCGTAAAAATGAACTCTTCTTGTGTATTCTCTTGCTTTCATATTAAATAAATGACCTACTTCTTTAAGTCCGCTTGGCACATCGCATGGGTTTTCGTAACCAACGCTAATTTCTACCTCTTTTTGTACTGTACGTAATTCGCAAAACGATGAGTAAGTTTCTTTTGTGACACCTTCTGTGACTATTGAATTAATAGGCTTGTCGTAGACCAATACAGAGCCATTAACCACAGGGTACATTCTATTCTCTTGCTTAATAATAGTGTTAGTGTGTCTTTCAATATATCTAAAAGCAGCACTTAGCATACTTGTTATCTCAACGTCTGTTTCATTTTGCTCGTCATCTATACGAAGATAAGTAAGCATTTCATCTAAAGAAATGACATCTAAATAACTCATTCTACGTATGATTTTAAGTCATTTCTACTTCCTTTGTACTCATCGCCTATCTTGTATGCTTTTTTCTCTTTTAAGCAAAAGAAAGCCTTTTTAACTATCTTTTTTGGCTCTTTATCTACATTTTTACTTACTGTTTTCTTTTTCATAACATATTATATTAGTGTCTTTTTCAAAAGTACAAAAAAACAATAGAAAACAAAAAAGCCCTGAATCACAAGAAAACAGGGCTTTAAAACACAAACTAACTACTAATCTAAACTAAATTCATTATACGCTTGTAAAATCGCCAAATATTAAAGCATCTGGCTGCTCTATCGCTATAGTATTCTGCTCTTCTAATCTCGCAGTTATCATATTCTTAACAAAGTTGCTGCCTTCTGTTTCAGAGAAATCAAGGCTTAGTCCTTGAGTAACTATTTTATTTGTTCTCGAAAAATCACCAACAAAATATTTGTTTTCTGCTACCCAATTCGCCTGATAAACAGGTATGCCGTTAATTCTCATTAAACCGTTATCTATAGTGATAACAGGTGGTAATCCGTACCCTGCGCCTGTTGATTTTTCAATTGTGATTAGGTTGTAATATCCCTCAGGACTTACAACAATGCTATTAACAGAATGATTTAAACGAGATAAAACAGCTATCTCCTGTAAAAGTCTTTCAGCTGAATTTCCTGTTGTTACAGCAGATGCTGTTGCCTGCGCTTCCATTTCTGCTGAAAACAAAGTATTTTCCCTTTTTAAATAATCCCTTCTTAACGCATTAGGAATAGAACTCATTAAAAAAGGTAAGTTGTTACTCATCTTCTTAGAGTATCGTGCGAATCCTGCTAAGAAATCTGTAGTGACATCTACAGACTCATATTCATATTCGATTTGAGCCTTATTATCTCCTTCCGTTTGATAATCAAATTGACCGCTTTTAACATTCTCTCTGTAAAAAGTATAAGTTCCACCTGTGATATTTATTTGACCTATTAAATCAGATACATTCACTAAAGGTGACTTATCGGCTACTGGATTTAAGTTGTAACTTCTTGGTGCATTCCCTGTGAAAGAATCAGAAATTGTAATGTCTTTAATCTCTATTCTTTCAGAGCTTTGCAGACCTTTTTCTACTTTTACTATACTATCGAAATGGTTTTTTATTTCATTTTGAATAGTATTTCCTTTAGATTCAACTTTCTTTTTAGCTTCTATTAGTGCCTTAGACTTTTGCTCTAATTTATTCTCTAAGTCCGCCAAAGCCTTTTTTAATTCTTCTTCCATGTTTAAATGTTTTCTGTAAAATTATTTAATAATGTTATTATGTTGTTCGACTTA